AGATGCGGCTGGAGATGTCCGTCCCATCCGTGGCCCGGACGCGGCTGTAGGTCAGCTCTTCCGTGTTCGTCTGGGCTCGCCCGCTGGAGTTGCTCCAGTCGGAGCCGACCTCGTAGGGCTCGGGCAGGGGCTCGCCTCCGCTGGTGTAGACGGTCCGGCCTCGCTTGGGCTTGCGGCCCTCTCCGAAGATGCGCGAATACCCCTCGTCGAATTCCTTGGTTTGGGCCTGGGTCTGGATGGGTTGGCCGGCAACCATGCCCCGAGTGGGTCCGCTCATGACTGCGTTCTCCTGGCCTTGAGGGCAAACTCCAAGGCCTCATCCGCCCTCCTCCGGACCAGCTCCACCAGACCGGCGGGGGTGTTCTGAAGCATCTCGAGTGGCGCCACGTGGATCGTGATGCTCAGTCCCTTGATGTCCTGAAACACGAGTCCGGTGCCCGGCGTGTTGTCGGCCGTCGCGCTCATGGCAGGGCCTCTTTGAGCTTACTGGCCAGCAGGTCCATCCCCTGGTCCTCGTTCAGCGGGAGCCACTCCTTGCGCGACACGACAATCGAAACGCCGTCCACCTTCCCGGACAGAACCTCGCCCTCGGCCAGCTCGGACGGCTCCCACTTGAGCCCGGCGGCGCGGCAAAGAAGCCGCATGTGGGCGTCCGGGTTCTCAACGCATCCGCGCAAATGGCGAAGGAGCGCGACGGCCTTGTCTCCCCTGGCGTCCTGGCTGGTCATCTCGGAATTCCTCCTGGCTTGGGCGCAACGGGCGGTGGCTTCGTCGCAGCCGAAATCATCTGCCGCTGGGCGAATTCCTGGACGTTGCTTCTGCGCTGGTTCTCTTCGCGCATGGCGTCGTTTTGGACTTCTGCCTGGCCCTGGACGAGGTTCGCCTTCAGTTTGAATTCTTCGGCCTGCATCTTCTGCTGGCCCTGCATGGCCACCGTCTGCTGTTTCATCTGTTCTGCTTGGACCTTCGGGTCCGGAGGCGCCTGCTGGGGGTTGTTCTTCCTGGCCTCTGCCGCGGCCTTCGCCTTGGCGCGCATTCTGTCGAAGACGCCTTCAATCTGGCTTGAGCCGCGGATGCCAGCGGCAACCCACGCACCAACGTCCAGCAGGTCCTCCATGGCATCCGGCATGGCCTGGACGATGGGTGCCATGGCTTGGAAATACGTCGTCAGCGCGCCAAGGAATTCCGTCCGCTCCTGTTTCATGGACGCGAAGTCAGCGAGCGCCACGTTCTCCGGCTTCACTTCAATCCGGTAACAGGCGTAGTCCGTCTTCAGCAGGGCAATGGCCTGCATGGCGATGGCCTGGTCCGCCTCGGACATGAAACGGACGTTGGCTCGCTCGTAAATTGTTTCCGGGGCGAACTGCTTGCAGACAATCTCCCCCTTTATTCTCAGGAGGTCCGTGGCCCATCGGGCGATTTCGTCCTGCATGCGTTGGGCGCGGACGCTTCCGGCCTTCGTCTTGCCCCTGACTTCGGTTGCGGTGGCCCCGGCCTGGGTGGCCTCGCCGCGGAGGATGTCGGAGAAGCCCGTCGTTTGGTGCAGTAAGTCTATTTCTGAAATGAGCTGCTGTTGGAGGACTCCAATGGCCGCGACAACGGGCTCCACGGGGAACCAGTCCACCAGGCCCTTGATGCCGCCCGCGTCCATCACCTTCATCCAGTTGGGGACGGGAATAAGCTTGTTGCGGTTCTCCGGGAGCAGGACGCGGTTGATGTGCTCCCATTGCTCTTTGTCGCAGATGCCGCCCGCGCGGACTGCTTCCACCAGCTCCCGGATGCGGGACATGAGCGAGTTTATTTGGCGGTATTGGTCCTGGTGGAGCGCGTAGTACGGGCGGGGCACCACTTTGGAGGTGGTGAGGTTCGCCATGAGGGGCTCGGCCGGGAATGGGTAGAAGCCCTCCAGGCCGAAGGGGTCATCCTTCATGTCCAGGCACTGGTTGAATGTCTCGCAGAACCAGTAAACGCGGCGGGTGGACTTCTCGCAGATTTCATGGACCTTGGCCCGGCTCCAGGGGTCCTCTTCGCCGTCTTCGCCCTTCTTGAGGGGCACCAGCTTGCCCAGGGGGCCAAACCGCTCCACCAGTTGGGCCCGAGACATGTCGACGGACCTGCTCCACCACGGAATTTGGTGCGGGACTTTGGCCGGGCCCCACAACCAGTCCTTCCAGTGGGTGTAGTCAATTTCGACGTCTTCCTGGGGGCGGGACTCCTCGTAGGCCTGCTCGCCCTTCTCGTCCAGCACACCCTCCAGCGCCTTCTTTTGTATTTCTCCGGTAACATAGCGGCACGAGGCTTGGCCAAAGCCCGGGAGAAAGAAGTCCATCAGCACGCAACCCAGGGCAACGGCGTAGGTGTCGTCGGTGCGAGTGGTGTCCGTGTTGAGACAGCGCTCCAGTATTTCCCCGGCCACTCGGGCCAAGTCGTCGTCCGCGTCGCCGTAGCGGCGGGAGACGTCGCAGAGCGGGACTTGCCCATACAGCATGGCAATCATCGTCTGGACGTCGGAGGTGAAGAGCGGCAGACGCGAGTCTAAGTCCCCCTGCGTCTTAATTTCGTTCCGAAACTCGGCGTCAATGTCGTCGCCCTTCTTCTGCCAGGGCTCGAGCGCCTTCCGGGCCGCGGCGAATTCCTTCACCCACCTGGCGTGTTGCTCGCGTGCGTCTTTGGCGTCGTAGTCTGTGGGTTGGTTGTCGCTCACAAGCGGCCCCTCCCTGGGGTCCGGATGCTGGAAAGGGGCGGGAAGGAAAACTCGGGCGGGCCGGTGCGCTCGGGCGCGGCAACGGGCTCCGGCCTCGTCATGCTTTCGGTAAACTTCGCGACGACGGCGACGTAGCGGAAGGCGTCGGAGCTGTGGCTGCTCCAGTCGTGCTTGGGCTTCTTGCCGAACGTCTTGGCGTCTTCGTCCCATTCGTAGTGGTAGGCCTTCAGCGCTTCAATGCCGTCGCCACAACGCGGGTGGATGCGTGTTCCTTCCTTCTGGAGCAGCCACCTTGCCGCGTGGATGCCGTCCATGAAGCCGGCCTTGTCTTGGCCAGGAACCACCGCCACAGACGCCGAGCCGAACCGCTCCACGAATTGGTCCACGGTGGAGACGCCGGTCTGCCAGGAGCGCTGACGTGCGTCGTGGGGTATCCAGTGCTTGCGGTATTGGTAGCCCCGCTGCTCCAGGACGTCGAAGTAGTGGGACATTCCGGGGCCGTGGTTTTCGTAGTGGTCGACAAGCTCCACTCCGTCGCCGTGGATGCGCCAGAACCAAATGGCGGTGGAGTCGTCGACGCCCAAGTCCCAGGTGGTGAAGACGTTGTCTTTGGCATGCTCAAACTCCGAGAGGGAGCCGCGCTTGTCGAGGGCCTCAACCAAGTCGCCCCAGACAGAGCCGACGTTGGCCGCGCTGAAGTCGCACAGGTATTCTTGGCGGATGAGCGCCTCTGGCATTCCGGATGCGCGCTCTTCGGCGAAGGTTTTCTCGGGGTCATAGGCCCGGGTGTCTTCGAGCGTCAGCAGCTCAGAGAACCAGCCCTCTTCCCGGCGGGCCATGTCGTACAGCTTCTTGAAGTGGTTGTTGCCGCGCGGAGTGGAGATGAAGGCGGCCCACCCGTCGTTCTCCTGAAGCATGGGCCGGACGAGGTCCCACGTCTTGGGTTTGGAGAGGGCGTACTCGCTGAAGTTGACGCCCACCGGGCCAGCGCCAACCACCTCCATCCTGTCGGAGCCCATGAGGCGCCAAATGCTTCCGCACTTGAGCTCCACAACCATCTCCGCGTTGGGCAGGAAGGCCCGCGGCGCCTTGCGGATGGCCGTCGGGAATACCTGCTCCATGATGCGTTCGCCGTCTTTGGTGAAGCCCTCCCAGATGGCTTTGCGTGCCTGCTCTGCGAAGGGGAAGACGTGCCAATACTGGCCGCGACGCTTGTGGGCCATCTTGCAGGTTTGGTGGAGGGCTCGAAGGTCCTTGCCCCCACGGCGGTGGATGACAGAGACGGCGCGCTTCCCGCCTTTGTCGAAATAACGCATGTAGGGGACTTGGTAGGCCCTGGCCTTGAAGCCGTTGGGGATAGTCACCTCAGGCATCCCCGGCCCCTTCGTCGGCATAGCTGAGGACTTTGACGGTGAGGGTTCCGCCGTCCGCTCCTGCGTGTTGGACTTTCTGCGCCACCGGGCCGCAGATTTCTTCGCGGATGTGTGTGGACGCCCTCAGGACGGCAGTGGAGGCAAAGGAGCCGACCTTCTCTTCCATGACCGCGGCGATGCGTTGGAGCGCGCGGTCTGCCAGCTCTCTCTGTGCCGGCGTTGCAGTTTCAGGGACTCGCAGGCCTGCTGCTTTGACGGCAGCGACTTCGCCAAGGGCCAGGGTGTTTTTGGAACCCGGCTTGCGTCCAGCGCCTTCGCGCGGTCCGCCATTTCCGCCCTTGGGCGTGTAATTGCGTGGAATGGGCTTCCCCCGAGGAAATCAGATTCCCCGTGGATGACCATATGTGGCCATACATGCATGGTCAAACGGTAGACAGTTTGCCTACCGGGAAGTTGCCTTGCAAGCGGGGCAGTGCGGACCGGGAATACCTGCCTCGTGCCAAAACCATGCGTTGTGGTTCCCGCATCGCAGAGCCCCACAGTCCGGGCAGATGTACGTCCCGGCGTGCAGGCACTGAGTCCCCGCCGCGGTGATGGCCTCGCACCGGTGAAGCGCGATCCAGTGGCCGAGTCGCCTCACTGTCGGCGCCCACTCCAACGCCACGCGCCTCATGTCGCTTCCTCCACCCTGACTTCGACTCGTGGGTTGCTTGCGTCGTCCTCGCGGCGTGCGTGAAGCTCCACAACCTGCGAGTCGTCCACAAAGGCAATGCCCCTCAAGGCGTCCAGGAGGACTTTTAGGAAGTTGTCGAGGTCTCCCGCCTTCCGCTTCCGGTACACCGTGACGGACGCAACCACGGGGCCGGTGGGTGGGTTCCTGTGGCCTTCGGTGAGGGCTCGCATCTGGACGCCCTGTTTGTAGCGGCGGGCTTCGTGTGTGACGTAGGTGCGGCCTTGGACGGTGCGCCAGTAGTCGTTGGCTGAAGGCGGCATGGGGAGCGTGAGCTTCATGGCTTCCACCCCCGCGACTGACGCATGAGCTTCGCCAGTGGGTTGTGGGTGGTTCTGGGTTTGAGCCAGTCGGGGCGCCCGTCCGGCTCGGCCGACAGTCTCTCGACTTCCGCGCGGTATTCGTCCGTCCCTGGCTCTGGTTCGGGCGGCGCCTCCGATAGCTCGGAGCATGGCTCTCCCGGCTTGATCTCGGACGGCCAGTCCGTTCCCTCTTTCAGCCCCAGGGCGGCGACAGCCCGCGCCATTCCGGCCGTGATGCGGAGCGGGGTCGTTTTCCAAATCGGGTCATCCGCCGAAATCTCCGCCACCATGACGGACCCAAGGGGAAGCCCGAGCGCCCTTGCCATCTGCGCATCCGCGATGCTCGTGGGTCTCTCGTTTTCGTCGCTCATGCCGCCCTCGCTTTTCGTTGTGCGGCCACCCAGGCCACGGTGAATTCCTTCGCGCCGTCTTCGGGCATGACTTGCGAAAGCTTCGTCACACACCCCAAGCGGCTCCCGTCCATTTCGCCGTAACAAAGCCGGAAGCCCCAAGCGGCACACCCGCTGGGACGGCCACACACGGCACAGGGCTCGGCCTTGGACTCTGGTGGCAGGTCAGACTCGTCACCCTGAAGCATGGCGATCCTCCGGTTCCATGAAGCGCTCCCACTGCGAAACGAACCCACCGAATGGCACCGGGGGTTTCTTGTCCTTGGCCGTCCAGTAGGGGTCATTGCCGAAGGCGATGAATGCTCGTCGGAGCGCCTTCGGCGTCGCCCCCTGCATGTGCGCATGGCTCCACCACGACGAGACGGTTCTCTCGTTGGGCCTCCGTTCTGGCTGTAGCCCTGCCTCATGGCGCTTGGCTTGAGCCCATGCCCAGAAGTCCATGGCGCCCCACGCCTCGTCCGGCCTCGTCGGCTTCTCCGGGGTGCCGGGGACGTTGCGGGGCGCGTCGTCCGCTCGTCTTCCGGGCTCTGCCCCCTGGGCAACGGACGGGATGACGACGGCCCCCATCGCGGAAACCGGATCCGGCGCACGTACGTCGTGCGTGGGTGAAGTGAGTGCGTGCGTGGGTGGTGTTACGTGCGTAGCGTCACATTCGTCACCGCCGTCACGCGCTTTTGGACCCGTCACATGTGACGCTGCTTCGTCACCGTCGTCACATGTGACTTTGTTGCGTGCTCGCCAGTTGTTGGTGCGCTCGGCTCCAGACTTCGCGGGTTTGTAGAATTTCTCCCACCCCGTGATGACCCAGTCCTCACCGTCCTCGGCCAGGAGTCCAACGGCGAGAAGCCGAACCACCCCCGCTGCCAGCATCTCGGCAGGGACTATCCCGGGCAGGGTGTCGTGTCGGAGGTTCCACCGTTTCACGAGCCAGCCGCGGTGTTGGAATTGCGGCGGTATTCGTCCGCGTAGGTCCTTCATGGCCGAGACCTTTAAGAGCAGCTCATAGACACGGGCCGCCACCCATCCGGCCTCCTCAATGTCTGGATCCGAGTCGATATCGGGCGCCAGCTTCAGGTATTCCAACGTCTCCCCCTTCAACAGCTGTGCAGCGAGTTGCTTCGAGAGTGCTACGGAGCCTTGAGCGGCCACGTGACCGCGTCCGGCACTTCTTGCTTAAGGATGTCGAGGACGTTCGCGCTCGCCGGGAACGCCTTGAAGTGCCACCCCTGAACACCAAGGGGCGCGTCGCCGATTGCCGTGATCAACGCGTATGCCTCTGTCGTCTCGCCCCTGATGACGAACCGGAGTTCGTCGAACCGCATGCCTGCGTTTGCCATTGGCTCCCTCGCTGCTGCGAATTACGAAATTTCGAAATTTGCGAATGCCCCGTATCGCCGGGGCCACGCGGCCATTAGGTGTAAGCGCGCACGGTGTTGGCTCCGTTGACTCGCCCAACTTTCAGGGACCACGGGCCGGGCATTCCCATGCATCCCTTCGGCACCTCGGCCCACCGAGTGGGCTGGCACTCCGAAGTTGTTAGGCTTGGTGACCGAAGGGAATTTCATCCGGCCCGTTTGGCGGCACGTCCAGCATGTCGGCCTGGGCTTCTCGGTCGGCAATCTTCCGGGTGGCGATGATTTCGCCCGTGTCGATCCGCACCTCGTCCACCATGCCGGCCTTCTTGGCCAAGCGGACCTCAACGCAGACGGGGCGCTGCTCCTGTCTGTCGCGGACGATGCGAGCCAGCCGAGACACCTCGCCCTCCAGCATGGACTCGCGGTCCTTCAGCTCCTTCCGGACTTCCGCAGATGCGGCCTCGTGCTTCTCGGATGTCTCGCGGGCATGGGCCAGCTCTGAGCCCTTGTCTCGAAGCTCATCGTCCGTGAGGCGACAAGGCAGGTAGGTGGTGAATTGACGGACGACGTTGTCGACAGTTTTGGTGCGAGCCACTGGCTTCCCCTTCGTTGGTGCTTCGTTTCACTGCGGAACTACTCCCAACTCTTTGAGTCGCTTTTCGGCCTGGAGCAGCGAGCCCATGCAGGCATGGCAGCCCACGGGTTTGTGCCCCTCGACAATGAGGAAGAGGGAGCGCGCCAAAATCTCCAGCTCGCCCTCGCGGAGCTCGGAGCCGTCACTCAAATTGTTCGTGGCGTGATGCTCGGAACAGAGGTTCTTCGGGTGGCGCTGACAGTCGAGACACAGAGACATCAGGCCGTCTCCTTCAGTGCGTCGAAGATGCTGGTTTGTCCGTGGCGCACGTCTCTCAGCGTCAGGCCCCGGGACTCCGCCTCAAGCCGCTCCCGGGCGATGGCTGCGTATTTCTCGTCCTTCTCAATGCCAATGAAACGCCGGCCCAAGCGGAGACAGGCAACGCCTGTTGTCCCGGAGCCGCAGAAGGGGTCCAACACCAGATCGTCGGGATCGGTGAAGAGCTCCACCAGTTCCAGCATGAGATTGAGCGGTTTTTGCGTGTCGTGGACGCGGGGTTCACGCGAAAAATTGGCCTCAACCGCGTGATTGAAGACGCCACGCCTGCCGCCGCCGTTCCATCGGCTCTTGGCCTCAGAGTGCGCGACAACGATTGATTCGTATCCCATCGCGGGTCGGTCGCCAGTTAGCTGCGGCTGTCCGTTGGGCTTCGTCCAAATGCATGGACGCATGTAGCGGGCCCCTCCCGTCGTTAGCGACAGGCGCCACGCCGAGACCGCCTCGGCCTGACAGAACACCAGGATCCACCGCGAGGACACCCGCGCGGTTTCGCGCCCCGTCGCGTCACGGATCTCCGCCGTCAATGGGTCGAAGTCGAGTGCCGCGGCACGGACGCCCTTGTCAAACCCCGGCGCCAGTTCGGCGCGCGAAAGCACTCGGCGCTGAAGCGTATGCGCCTCGGCCTCGTACGGCGGATCCGTAACGACATGCGCCACGCTCTTGTCTGCCAACGTCGGCAGAACCTCGAGACAGTCCCCGTGGATGACCGTCCACCGCTGGCCGGGAGCGAGAGTCATGCCCCCTGCGCCTCCCGCACGAGATCGGCCAGCTTCCGAGGTGAAACACTGAAACGTTTTGCTAGCTGCTCAATGGG